AAGCACGGCGCACCGCCTTCGTCGATGCCGCCGGCCGGATTGTGCTGCGGGTAGCCGCCCGGAGACTGGCCGGCGTCTTCCACGGGGATCGCGTCAATTTCCTTCAAGGTCGGCATCTCGGCATTCGGGTTGATGGCCCACTCGATCTTGGCATCCTTCGACCAGGCGTGGATGCGCCGCACAGGAACGATGAAGTTGAAGCCTTGCAGCTTCATCACGCCCTGGGTGAGCATCCCGATGTACTCGCCATTCTCTTTGAGGAACATGCCGCCGCCCGACGAGCCGGGAAAGGCAACTGCCGTCACCTGGTCGAAGACCTTGACGTTGGCACCCTTCATGGCAAGCGTGCGCCCCGTCTGGCTGAGAACGCCCGTCGTGTAGCTGTTGGCCCCAAACTGGCCGAGGAGACTGCCACAGTGGCTCAACTCGATGCCGATGGGCGGGAGGTAATGGATGTCCTTATGGAACTTCGCACAGACGTTCAGCGGGTAAGCGCCTTTGCAGCGGACCATCAAAACGGCGAGGTCTTCGCCGTAGTCGGCGTCACTCACCTTGACGACCTTGCAGTCGTACTTGACCTCGCCCACCCGGCGGCCACCTTGCTGCCGCTCCTGGACGATCTCGGCATCCCGGTATTCGACGACAATCCGGGGCGTGCCTTGCGGCGTGACGACCGTGCGCGTGGTGCGCAGGCCATCGACGACGTGGGCGGCCGTCCAGATGAAAGTCACGGTATCGTCGCCGATCTGGCGGGTCACGAGAGTACCGGAGCCTTGGGCATTGCCGGCCTTGATGGTGACGCTCACACGCTGCAAATCGTCGGGAACGCTGGCGATCGCCGGGCCGGCGGCCAGGGCGATCAGGGTCAGGACCAACAGCACGTACTTCATGGTTTCATCTCCACAGGTTAGGAAAAAGGTGTCAGTCAACAGCTAGGGAAACTTCGATCATGCTCTCGTACTCGGGCTTCCATTCCAGGAACGTCTTGAAGATGGTGTCGCAAACCCAATCGCAACTGTCTTCATCGCCATCCACGCCGATCTCCACTTCGACCGCGTTATCGTCGTCAGGGTCGTGAAAGGTCACGGCGAGCAGCGAATCCGCGAAGACCCGTCGCAACGTTCGTCGCACCCGCGAACGATTCGGGCAGTAGCTCCACCGACCCTTGGAGAAGACGATCTCGCACACAACATGGGTCACAGCGTCACTTCCTCCACTCGCATTTCGCCTTCTTCGCCGGCATCCTTCCAATCGACTCCGTGGAGGATTTCGCCCATCGTCATTAGCTCCAGCGTGCGGTTGGCACGAATCACATCCAGCACGCGGTTGTCGCTGGGCAGATGGATCAGGTCCACGATGGTGCATCCCAGGTTCTCGTCCATGCCCTTGCGGTGGATGCGATCCTCACTCTGCACGCGGTACTCCGGTTTCCAACTGTTGGACCAGTACACCGCCATGCGAGCCTCCACCAAGGTCAGGCTCATGCCGCCCGACTCGGGATTGGCCACGAAGGCAACCTTGCCGTGCCCCTCCATGTTGGCCCAGTAATCCAGCGGCTCTTCACCGGTGGTCAAGGCACCTTCCGGGCTGTCGCTCTTGGCCGTAAAGATTTGGAAGGTGCCCTGGTCGCAGCGCACCACGTCCCACTTTTCCTTGAGGCACAGCTTGACGATGCGATCCACGGAGCCGGTGAAGCCGGCGAAAACCACGAGCCGCCTGACTTCCTCGTTCTCGTCCAGCAGCATCTTCAGGGCGGCAGCCTTCGGGCAGGGCACTTCCCGCGTGATTCGCACCATCCTGGGGACTTCCCGCTTACCATTGCACAGCGGGCAGGGAACCGTCTCCTTGACCAGGCGGTCCACCAGATCGGGGTCCAGCATGTCGATGGCCTGGTAGCGGGCCTCGGGTTCGTCCGGGTCCAGCCACTCGGCGACCGTACCATCCGCGCAATGCGTGCAAGGCGTCATGCCATCCTGGACTTCCCGGTACTGGAAACCATCGCTCAGTTCCCGCAACAAGGTCATGCCCGTCACGGCGTTGGGGGCCGTATGGACGATGGACTCCGCCACGCGCAAGACACTGGCTGTAGGCTTGCAAACGATCTTGCGGTATCGCTTCTCGGGCAGGTGCAGGCAGTCCTTCTTGTGCTTGACGATTACCAGCCCCTTGAGCCGCTGGTAGAGATAGGCGACTTCATTCGTGCTGGGGACAAACTCGTGGTAGTCGGCGGGGTCTGTCACGCCGTCCAATTCGTGCGGCCCTTCCTCGAAGGTGTCGCCGCACTCGGCACACTTTCGCTCGTCGTCTTTCCAGCCGATGCGTTTCTTGAACTTGCCAGCATCGAATTGCTGCTCGACCATGAAAGCCAGCCGCTCTTCCATCGCCCGGCGGCTGCCTTCCTTGACGTAGCCCGGCCAGGCGATCTCGCACTGGCTCCACCAGTCGCAGGGCGTCTTGGGCGACGGCGTGCCGGACATTTCGATCGCGTAGCCCTCGTAGCCGTACTGGTCGCGGATCAGGTCCGCGAGCTTCTGGCAGGCTTTGGAGCGCTGAGACGTGTCGTTTTTGCACCGGCTCGACTCATCCGCCACGAAGAACCGGGGCAACGTCTGCGAGCCGTCCCACTCGTCCATCACGCGCACGAGACCTTCGTAGGTGAAGAACTCAACTTGGACGTGATCGAAGGGGAAGCCCCACAGCTTGAACTCGCGCTTGATGTTCGGGATGCTGGTCTTCGGCCCTGCCCACCACACCAAGTTGACGCCTGACTTCTCAATCACCATCTGGGCGGCTAGGGTCTTGCCCGTGCCCATTTCGGCACCGAATATCTGGTAGTGGTACGTCAGACCGGCATCCGCCATGTCCGCCTGGTGCGGCATGAAGGTCTGCGGCACGCCACCGCGCGTCAGGGGTCGGTACTGGTGGCGCACGAGTGGCCGGTCGAACCAGGCGTAAACATCCTCGCCACAGAGATAGGCGATCTGGAAGCGGTTGCGCTGGCAGTCGTCCACCGACCAGACCATCTTCTTGGCGTATTCGCCCTCGTCGTCGTAGCCGTGGAAGTGCGAGCCACGCATGGCCTTGACTTCCGACGACAGGCCATAGCGGGTCTTCGTGCCGACCTTGCCGTCCCAGAAGTAGATGCGGCCATCTTTTCTCTCCAGCACAACTGGCAAGCGAATCCGCGTACCGCTGGATGTCGTGGCTTCGATCTTCACCAATTCAACCGACATGCAATCTCCCTCAAGCCTGAAGGCGGGACTTGGCGATTTCGCAGTTGTGTTCGATCAACTCCACACCGATTGAGCGCCGGCCGAGTTGCTGGGCGGCCAACAGCGTGGTGCCGCTGCCGGCGAAGGGGTCCAGAATCACCCCGCCATCCGGGGTCGAGAGCAGCGTGAGCAGATACTTCATCAAGTCCAGGGGCTTGACGGTGGGATGGTCGTTGCCCGGCCCGCGCTCTCGTTTCGTGGCCTTACCGCAGTAAAAGAAGCGGCTGGCCCCGCCGCTGTCGCCGTAGCTCACCTGGGCATCGCCCGCCCTGCCCATGCCGCCGTGGTAGCCGTCGCCGGGCTTCGTGCGGACGTTGTTGTTGCCGCTGGTGAGCGTACCGGTCTGCTCGTCCAACTGGGCGGCGGCGTCCTCGTCGAGCAACAGGTTCGCCGGCCAGCGGCCTTTGGTCGATTCGATGAACTGGCTGCCCTTCTTTGCGGCCGACTGCTGGATTCGTTCGCCCTGTTTGCCGTGGAAAGTCGTCCCGTTGCGATCGGCGTTGTACTTGTAGCCGGGGTTCTCGCCGATGCGCGCGGCGTCGATGTTCATGCCCGCCACGCCCCAGGTCAGGGCATTGTGGACCTGCGTGCCGCCCATCGGCTTCATTGCCAAGATGATGGGCTCCCACGCCGGCTTCAGGGCCGCCGCCCAGCCGGTCCACTTCGCGGCCTCGGGAGTGGCCGGGGCGGTGATGGCGCACTCGGCCTCCGGGTTGTGCAGGTCGCCATAGATTTCGTTCGTGCGGCCGTTGTCGGCCAGCGAGTAGCCCCGCTGCCCGAGTTTCGTGCCTACGATCTCGCGCACGGCACCTTTCGCTTTGTCGATCATCTTGCCTACGTCGGCAGCCTTGGGGAAACCTTGGCCATAGAGCCACATGAGGCAGTCCCGAATCTCCCAGCCGGCGTCTTCGATCGCGCAGATCAGCCGGTGATAGGTCCGTGTGCCGCCGAAGGCCAGCAGCAACGTACCAGGCTTGCACACCCGTGCGATCGCACGCCAATACTCAGGTCCAGGAACATCGTGGTCCCAGTCCTTCTCCATGAAACCCAGGCCGTAGGGCGGGTCCGTCACCACGAAGTCCACGCTACTGGTCGGCAGCGTCGGCAGGACTTGGCGCAGATCGCCGCAGTACAGAGCCAGCTTGTCTTGCTCGAAGAAGGGCTGCATGGTGACGATTCGGACAGAAGGTGTGATAGCGTGCTACTAAATACGCCGAAGAACGGGCGCGAAATTAGACGGTCAGCGGCCCCTTTTATCTTCAAGAAGCAAGAACGTCTGATCCGGCGTGCTGCGGGGCGTGTAGTCCCGCCAGACGTTCAAGCCGGAAGCCGTGAACAGGCCGTGCAATTTGTTGAAGCAATGCCGCACTGGCGTGGGCACTCCCTTGGCACACCCCGACACCACGGCATCCTTCCATTGGGAGAGCGTGCCGGTGACGACCGCTGCCTGCACGCCCCGCACGATCGTCTCCGCCACTACGAAGGGCATCCCTGCGCAGAGTTGGAGGATTTCCAGCATGTCCCGCTCGTCGGCCCCGATGAAGGCGCTAAACGAAACATGCTGGAGCAGATGGGGCGACAAGCCCACGGGTGCCCCTTCGTCTCGCATCGCCGCCAGGCAACTCAGGAACCGCTCGGCATCCGACAGTTCCCGCCGGCAGGCATCCGACGGCGCAGCCGGCGAGCGGCCGAGCACCTTATGGCTGAGGCCAACGAAGGTGCGAAAGTCGATGGACGGAACTTGAATGAGCACAGCGTCGGGCATCACGTTTCGCTAGACTCCGCTTACTGGAATCCCTTTCACGGACAATCCGGTTGAGGCCGGGGCACACCTGTTGCGGCTTCCCACGGTCAGGCCGCGGTAAGGCCGCGGCCAAAACGGAAAAGAGAAAGAGAGCCAAGGGCGGTCGCTGGGGCCGCCCTTGGCTCAGAAGGCGCGCTACTAACGGGCGCGAGTCGGGCGGGTGTCCTGGACCTTCTCGACGCCGTTGTCCTTGACGGTCAGGAACTTCGTGATCTCCCGTCGAATTACGTCGTCGGAGGGCAACGTGGTAAACGGTGAGGCGCACATCACCACGACGGGGACATGCCAGGTGCCCTTGCGGTTCTCGGCCACCTTGGTCTTCAGCGTGACGGGGATCGGGCCATGCGGCTTCAGGTCGCCGACCGCGTTGCCGTTTTCCGCCTTGGCGTCGATGTCCGCCTGGCTGAGCGGCAGGAAGGGGAAGAGCTTCTTGGCCTCGATGCGGCTCGACTTGTTGCCACAGAAGAACTCCAGGAAGCGCTTGGTGCTCCGCTCGAAGACGAGGAAGCTGGGGCCGTACTGGCAGTGGGAATCGGACTCGGTGGACTTGGCGGCGATCCGCTTGAACTCTTCCGATTCCATGTCGTAGGAAATGACCAGGGCTTCCATGTCGGTCATGTCGATGGCCTTGGGCCGGCGGGCCAGCGGGAGCAGGTCCACGGTAGGCCCCAGGTCGATGATCTCCTCGTCGGACTCGGGGATGCCGTAGTGGCCCGAGGGGATCAAGCCCTTCATGTTGGCTTTGCTCTTGGTAAAGAGCTGCATCCGGCCAATGTAGTCGCCGCCCTTCGCCAATTCGGCGAACTGATCGTCGGTGCCGATCTGGGTGGACGGAAGCTGGTCGAGATTGACGGGGACCATCGCAGTGTTGTTGGACATTGTGGTTTTCTCGTTGGGGTTCAGGATTCAGGTCTCAAGAAGGTGCGTTACTCGTTGTCGTTCAGGTTGTCGTTCAGGGTGCTCGTCTCAGTGTGGTCACATGGCTCTATCCTCCGTTCCAGTACAGTCGCGCGGGTTCGCGCCAGGAATTTCTCTCGTTGTTCACGGATGCTTTCCTCGTCCAGATTCAGCGCCCATTGCAGGGCCAGATACCAGCCGTCCACCGGCGTCTTGCACTCGGCCTTCACAATGGCCAAGCCGCCCAGGCGATGCTCGCGGTACTCGGCAAGCACTTCCTTCACAAAGCGCAAGTAAGGCACTGGCTCGAAGTCCTTGCAGTAATCGTGCAGCTTCCCTTGGCGGGCCGCCTCTTGAATCTGCTTGACCAGCCGGGCTGCCACGGGAACGAACTCCCGCGCCGCGGCGGTTGTTGCCAAGTCCAAGAGTTGGGCTTGGTGAAATCGCGGCAACTTGGCGAGCACGTATGCCGAGCCAAGCGGTATCTCGCCGCGTTCCACGGCCTTCTGGATGTCCGCCCGCAAGCTGAGCAGATCAAGTTGCTGCCGGACCCACTCCGGGGTCTTGTGGACCAGGTTACTCACATCGGCCAGCGTGGCATCCCTTCCCTGCCGAGCCAGGATGGCATCCATGATCCGCCTGATCTGGCGGGCATACTCGATCACGGTCGTCTCGGGTCGCAAGGCATTGGCCTGAATCTGGATCGCCAGCACGTCTTCGTCCGTAAGGTTGTGCTTGACGATGCAGGGCATTGCCGGCCGCCGCAGTTCGCAACATGCCGCCCGGCGGTAAAGGCCGTCCACGACTTCCATCTTGCCCGGCGTCCGCGGCGATGGCCGCACGCAGATCGAGTTGAGGAGGCCCTGGTGGGCAATGGAGTCACGCAGTTCCAGGTACTCGACGGACTCCCGATCCACGACCCGCAGGACGACCCACGGCTCGATGATCTGGTCCAAGGGAATCAGGCGGAATTCGTCAGGTTGCTCGGGCATCGGTGCATCCGCGCCATAGTTCGACACCTACACATAACTCCCAAATCCGCGTTTTTTTTCAGACCTCCTGAAAAATCACGGCCGTTTGGGAGTTATGTGTAGGTATCTACGCGGACCAGTTTCGAGGCTCCGCGCGCGATGCGTTTATACGCTCTGCCAAAATCGCCGATGCCCGAGACAAAACCGATCCCCATCCTGATGCCTGAAGCGATCGACGGTTGCTTGTCCAAGGTGGAACGACGCGGCATTGGGTGTATTACCCGGCATCGTCTCGTGCAGCGTCAATCGTCGAACCTGGAAGCACATTGCATAGAGAGAGATCAATGCCCCTAGTCAGCGAAGCCCTCTATAACTTCCTCCAGGCCCGTAAGACGCCGGCCAACGTCGATCTCGTGGATCGGTGGTCTGTTGCGATGGAGACCCAGGTAAACGTAATTGCCGGCGACGGCGAGCCTGTGGCCGGGAAGAAGTCCACTTGGTCCAACGGGAGCGATACCTGGCACAGCATCCGTATTCCTAAGAATGCCGCCAGCGACCCGACGTGGGACGACTACAAGATCGGCTATCCCTTCGATCTCTACGCCGAAGGCATTGGCATGACGGGGTTCGATTGGGAGGCCCGCCGCTCGCGGCACTTCGGTTATGACTTCGACGCCTTGACCGGCCACGCCCAGGGCATCGGCATTGACGAAAGGAAGTTGGAGAAGGTCAAGCAGGCGGCTTGCGCCCTTCCCTACGTCGAAGTCCGCCGCAGCACGGGCGGCGGCGGCATCCACCTCTACGTCTACCTCGACGAGGCGGGCGTCCCGACCGCGAACCACACTGAGCACGCCGCGCTGGCCCGCTGCATCCTGGGAATGATGTCGGCTGATGTGGGCTTCGACTTCGCCAGCGCAATCGACGCCTGCGGCCACGTCATGTGGATATGGCACAGGAAGATGTCGGCCGAGAACCACGGGCTGGAGATTATCAAGCCGGCCACCAAGCGGCTCGGCGTAGCCGACCTGCCGGCCAACTGGCGCGATCACATCGAGGTGGTCAAGGGCCGCCGCACGAAGGTCCGCATCAATGAAGTGGCCGAAAACGACGTGGACCCCTTCGAGGCCCTGGCATCCAGCCGGAAGATCATCCCACTGGATGAGAGCCATAAGGCCCAGATCGAAGCGTTGATGCGCTCCGGGGCAACTACCCTCTGGGTCGCCGACCATCATCTGTTGCAGACCCATACCACGGCCCTCCGCGATCTGTTGGAAGGCCCCGAGGACAAGGCCCTGAAGCTGGTGGGCATCTTCAAGACGATCTCCGAGGGACGCGACCCCGGCACGCCCAACTGCTTCCTCTTTCCCCTGCCCAATGGGGCATGGCGGGTCTATCGTTTCTCGCCCGGCATCAATGAGGCCGACACTTGGACCCAGGACGGCCAGGGATGGACCACCTGCTATTTCAATCGTTACCCGGACTTGGCCACCGCTTGTACGCGATTGGGTGGCGTGGAGCGGGAACAAGGTGGCTACGTCTTCGCCTCGGCCACCGCCGCCATCCAAGCCGCCAAGACTCTGGGCGAAGACCTAACACTGCCGGACAACATCGGCGACCGCAAGGTGACGCTCAAGGCCCACAAGGACGGCCGGCTGGTCGTGGAAGTCGAACGGAAGAAAGAGGAGGGGCCAATAGAGGGCTGGGACGACAAGAAGGGAAAGTACGTCAAGATTTTCACGGTCAAGACGGACCCGAAGGAAGACGACGAACTCGATTTCAACGAGTTTGATGGCGTCATTCGCGCGGTAGAGACGGCTGCCGTCGAGCACGCCGGTTGGGTAATGAAGAAGCAGAAGGAATGGGTCCGGCACCCCGCCTCGAACGTCAAGATGTTGCTGCAAAGCCTGGGCCATGCAAAGAATGAGGCTGAGGCCATCATGGGCGCAGCCGCAGCGCGGGGCTGGCGACTGGTCAATCTGCCCTTCCGCGAGGAGTACCCCGGCGGCCGGCAATGGAATCTCGACGCCGCGCAGTTCAAGTACAAGCCGGCCGAGTTGGCGGACGACGAAGTTCCCTGCCATCCGCATTGGGACTTGATCTTCGAGCACATCGGCCACGAGCTAACGCCTGTGCTGCGGGAACTGCCCTGGGCCATCGAGGCGAACATCAAGACGGGGGCCGCCTATCTGCGGAGTTGGGTCGCCTGTGCCTTCCGCGACCCCTTCCAGCCCCTCCCGTACCTTTTCTTCTTCGGCCCGGAGGACAGCGGGAAGAGCATTTTCTACGAGTCCTTGCAACGGCTGGTAACGAAGGGCGTGGTCAAGGCCGAACGATCGCTCACCAGTGAATTCAACGGCGAACTATCCGGCGCGATCATTTGTGCGGTGGAGGAAACGGACATCTCCAAGGCCCCCGGTGCCCATGCCAAGATCAAGGAGTATAGCACCGGGCGAACCATCCTGATCCGCAAGATGCGGCACGACTGCTTCGCGCAGCCCAACGCGACCCACTGGGTCCAGACGGCCAATAAACGTGAGAACTGCCCCGTCTTCCCCGGCGACACCCGCATCACGGCGATCTCTGTCGGCGATCTACTCGAAGAGCAGAAGATCGCCAAGCCGAAGCTGGAGCCACTTCTCGACCAGGAAGCCCCGCACTTCCTTTACACGCTCATGCACTTGGAATTGCCGCCCATGATCGACCGACTGCGGCTACCGGTGGTAACGACGGCCAGCAAGAGGGAGGCTCAGGAGGATAATCAGACAGTCGTGGAGGACTTCATCGCGCAACGCTGCACGCAGACGCCGGGCAAACACACCGCATTCGCAGAGTTTTATGACCGCTTCCAGCAATGGCTCGGTGCGTCCGAGAAACACGCCTGGTCGAAGAACCGCGTCGGCAGAGAACTGCCCGTGCGGCACAAAACCATTTCCGGCACAGATCACGCGAAGTTTGTTCCGCATCTGACCCTCAAGCCGGCGGAAAAGGAGAAGCCATGACGCTTCGCATCTACCGCTCCACCGGCTTCCTTTCACGCTCGATAGTGCGGGCCGAATTGATCGCCGAAGTCGAGACCGACCAGTGGCCGGAAGACGAAGTGGCCTTCGCGGACGACTATGGCGGCGACATCATCGAAGTAGCACCTACGAACCCTGGAGAAGATCCATGAGCAAGTACGGCATGACCGACAGCGGCAAACGCCAATCCTTCGGCAAGGGCATGGCGATCCGCGACACGGCCGACGACAAGCCCCGGCCCGACCTGATCTCGCCGTTCGCCGAGGAACGGCAGGGCCACTGGCTCCGCATGGGCGCAGCCAAGTACGCCGAACGCAACTGGGAAAACGGGATGCCGTTCTCCCGCTGCGTGGCCTCGCTCAGGCGGCACGTAATGAAGTACCAGCAAGGCAAGCGGGACGAGGACCACCTGGCGGCGATCATGTTCAACGCGATGGCCTTGATCCACTACGAGGAGATGATCGAACGCGGGCGTCTGCCGGCCGGACTCAATGACATGCCCAGCTACCAGTCGGTCGCGAAGACGAAGAAAGCCCGCAAGCCCGCCAAGAAAACCCGCGCAACGATTCGGAGGAAGCGCCGTGGTTGATTCGATTGTTTACCCCGGCCTGGTCCACCTCAACGGCTGCCTGATGGCGGCCGTGGACCTGGAGACGACCGGCACGCGGCCCGGCCACCATGAAATTATCCAGATCGCCGTGGTGCCCTTGGATTCCGACTTCAAGCCCCTCCCCAACGTGCGGCCGTTCTACACGCTCGTCAAGCCGGAGCACCCGGAGCGGGAGAGCGAGGCCGCCAAACAGAAACACAAGATTCCTATGTCGGAACTCTTGTTGCACGCCCCGGAGGCCAACCGCGTGGCCGACTGGCTGTTTGACTGGTTCGTGACCCTGAAGCTGCCGTTCAAGAAATGCCTGATCCCGCTCGCGCACAACTGGGCCTTCGAGTCGAGTTTCCTCAAGGCATGGCTGGGCGTCGAGCAAACCGACCTGATCTTCCATAGCCACGCCCGCGACGGGATGCTCTACGCGATCTCGCTGAACGACAAGGCCGCTTTCGCGGGCGAGCCGGCCCCGTTCCCACGGGTTGGCCTCGGCCCCATGTGCGCGAAGCTGGGCATCGTCAACACGAATCCGCACGACGCCCTGGCCGATTGCCTGGCCGAGGCCGAGGTGTACCACACTTTGCTGCGGATGTTTTGAGGAGACGGCAATGGCAACAGAAGATCCGTTGTATCCGGCGTGCCCGACACGCCTCCACGCCACGGTCAAGGGCGTACTCAAGCACGCTCTCTGCGCGGACGCCGCCAAGGACCAGTTCAGGCAAATCGTCCAGCCGGCGGATTGCCAGAGGTGCCTCGCGGGACTTCCCATTAAGCCGGAGGCCGAGGCCGAACCAACCGTTGCCGCCAACGCGCCGTCGCCTCCCGAGCCGCCCGGCCTCATGCGGCGGGCAGCATCCTATGCCGGGGCACTGGCCCAGTGGACGGCTGCCGGTCGGCCGGAACGATCGGACAAGGAAGTCGAGCGGATATTCCACCAGTTCTGCAAGACCTGCGACTGGTTCGACCCCGACAAGCAGATTTGTCGCGGCTGCGGCTGCCGGGTGGCCGAAGGCGGCTATGCCGTCCAGAACAAGATCAAGATGGCCACCGAAAACTGTCCCCGAGACCTGTGGTGAGACCCATGCCCTGCAACTGTCCCGACGACAAGATCGCTCCACCCCTCCCGCAAAGCGGCTGCGCCTACCTGGTACACTCCGGTGGCCCGGTGTCGAACCTCTATCGCCTGGTGGAACACGCCATCCCGGATGTGGAGATGGCCCACGGGCGGCCTACGGTCCACGCGGACGGCTCGCTGGAATTCCCCGGACCCCCCGCCCGCCATCCCTGGCTACCGGCCGGAAGGCTCTCGCCTCTACCCCGCCTGGCCGCCTTGTCCACTGCGAATGTTGCGAGTCCAAGTCGTGGGCGGAGTGCTCTGCATCGCGGGCATTTGCGGCAATCCGGCAGCGGGGCCATTCAGCCTTGATGTCGCGCCGGACCTCTGCCAAAGCTGTCCTGCCCGCTCATAACCAGACCCGTCCATAACCGCTCCCGATTTTCTGCGTAGGACATCAATGGCATCCCCGGCAAGGACTGCCACAGTCGCCGCGACCAGCGTCGCCAACACGACTACCATCACCAAGCACCCTCCAGGTCTCGGCAATCCGTTGCGGATCAGTCGTCCCCCCTCCGATTCATAGCCGATTTTCCGTTTGAATCGACGCTTCGTGTTCGTCCACCACCGGAACGGCTTCATGGCGTCGGTGATGCCCAACTCCTTCTTCATCTGCTTCTTGGCCTTAGTGATGCCAAGGAGGGTGTTCAAGGATGGGCGACGATAGCGGAAGAGCTTCATGGTAAGCACCGGCCTTATAGGCTACGCCTCAAATTGTCCCAGTACCACTTGGTCGTAGGAATAGTTGAAATCGCCGATCTGCGAGTTCAAGACCCCAAGTATACCACCCGCCGTCCCTTCACCGGCTACCAAATGGTCGCAACGCCGGCCCATCCGCCTCCGTCAAAGCTGGAGAAAATGGCGGCGTCCAGCACGCAAGGCATCACATCGGCTTCATGGCATAGCTGCTGGACCGCATCCAAGACGAACTCGTAGTAGTTCAGGTCGGCCAGGGCGTTGGCCGATAGTTTGAACGGAAACCCGAAGTCATTGAGCCATTTCGTCACTCGGCTGTCGATGGGGATTTCGTACTTGGTAAGCCCGAGAGCCTGCAATAGGTTTCGGGATTGCTTGGGGCCGAAGCCGCACAGCCGCTCGTCAATGAAACGGGCGACTGTACGCTCAACCTCCTGGGTCTGGACTTCGCGAAGCCGGTCGAGCATCTGGAATACTTTTTGCCAACCCCATTTTCCTTCCAATGTCGCCAAGTTGGCCGCGATGCCTGCGGCAATCTGCCGTGGCCACCGAAGACCGCCAAACTCAGCGAGCAGTTTGTGCGCGAAGTTGAGCAGTTCGTCCTGGTGGGACATGCACACGTCGTATCGCAGCGGAAATGGCCGCGTTGCGATGAATTGGGTCACTCTGCTCTTGGGGCCAGACTTCTGCTGGGTCGTCAAGAGACAGGCCACCAGGCATTCCCAGAAATCCTCCTCCGCAACGGGAGGCTTCTGCTTGCTGAGATTCTTGGCGATCCGCTGCCTGACGAAGGCATCGTTGCAGTGCAGATTCACGAAAGCCTGCACCTTTGCGGTGTCCTCGGGCTCGATCTGCCAGGCAAATCTCATTGTTGTTGACCCAGATCAGTCTTGTCAGCGCAGCGCCTTAACGGCTTCAACAAATGCCAACTTGAACTCGTCTCGAATGTATTCCGCATCATCGCTCGTCGCCTCAGCCTTCGTGCTGCCGTCAGTGTGCGTCGCATGAGCGGTAGGTGATTCACCTCGATAGGCATAGATGGTGTCACAGTGCGTCTGGAGTTTCCCAAAGGCGTTGCGAAAGGCTGCGAAATTGAGCAGGTTCCGGTAAGAGCCGCCAGCGAGCAACTTGGCCTTGTCCTCGTCTACGCCTAAGACATCGAATCGGCGGCGAAAGACATGGCGAGTGACGCCTTCCATCACACCGCTGATACGGGTCACGAATTCATCCCAATGCCCGTCGTTAAGAAGCTCCAGTGATTTCTTCAAGCCTTTGGTTACGCTGACGAGCGAAGCTTCCAACAGGGCCACGTAATTTATGGCAGGGTCCAGCAGTTCTTCCTCAGCCTCATAGAAATTGCTGAGAACATCAAACAAGTCCGAGTCGCTCCGTTCCTCAAGAATAAGACGGGCATGGCGGGCCACCGTAAGCGTCTGGCCCTCGGGCGCTGTGTCGCTTATGAACTTCTTGACTACCCCCAGCGATTCGGGGCTTGGCATGTGTTCAATAGCATTCAGCGCGGAGTGGCGCACCGCATGGTCGGTATGGGGAGGGTCCAGGTAGCCGGTGACGAGTGGCACGAGCGTAGCGTCGCCAAGGTCCGCAACAAATCCCAGCCATTGCCTTATTGCGTCGGCCGTCCCCTGCTGTGGTTTCTCTTCAATAAGTCGCTTGCGAAGGTCATTTATGGCTCGCTGAATGATCGTCTTTGCAGAGGAAGCGGTCTCCTTGGGCAGTCGTTCCCGCAACGGTCTAATGCTGAGGAAACTGCCCAGCTCACCGCAGGCACGATATGCCGATTCACGCACGACCGGCAAATCTTGGAATCGTTCATGGAGTTGACCTGCGAAGGCGTCAAGTCGCTTTCTATCGTTAGTCTGCTTCAACAACTCTGTGACCAGCGAGATGGCCGTTGCTTGGACATGCTTGGTCAGCGCCTCTTGCCCGTGGCGATGGAACCGGGTGCTCTTTGTTAGGACATCTATAGCGCCCGCGGCGTACAGGCGATCCAGCACGAACTGTGCGTCATCCTTTGTCTCGATCCCGTTCAAGGCACCGTCGGCCCCCTTCTCAAACGACAGTTTCGCTCGCTGCATCAGGTCCAGGGCATAGCGATTCACTCGACCGTCAACTACCACCTCGCGATGCAAAGCCGATTCAAGCGGCGCTCTCATGGGCGGTCGTTGCGATTGGGATGGCTGCATCGCAAACTGCTCAAACCGTGTGAGCATCGGGACTTCTTGGCCCAGCGCACCGGCTCGTCCGGCTTCGCGTATTATCACTTGCATCACGTATTGAGCGAGCGACTCTCCCCGCGTGAGCCAGTTCTCGGCGACAGCCATTGCGCCCGATGATGATGTGGGCGGGGAAATGGGCCGAGCTGCCACCACGACAGGATTCTGTGAAGAATCCAGCTTCTCAATCACCATTACTCGTCGGCTGAGCGTCTCCTGATCTTCCTTGGCGTTTTGGCCTTGGCCTCTTGCCGGCATCGTTTTGGTACTCGGCCCAGGGTCTTCGTCGGCACTGGCATAAGTCAGCGCGCCGGAAGCAACTGCTGCCGCTATGCGTTGTCGCTCGTGCTCGTTCCGATTATTGGAGAGCACTTCGCAGATGTGTCCCAGAGCCGCATCCACCGAATCGTACAGGGCGAACACGTCGCCGGATTCAACAAGCTGCCGATGGCCATCGTTCCCCTGCGGAACAATAGCTCCGGCAACAAGTTGCCCGTGGCCAGCAGCAACACATGCCGTTAGCCCCTTCACAACGGGACCGTCTGCCGAGAGATTGCGAGGCCAGCGGGCAAGAATCAGAAGCCCCTTGGCGACACCTTCGGTGAGTTGGGCGGAACCTTCAAGCAACTTGGCAGTAACCCGGCCGCGTCCATGCTCCAGCCCGTCGTTACCGTAGCGAGATGCCCAGTCCTGTAGGAATTCCGGGGTGCGAAGTGTCTCGGCGAGCGCTAGCAACCGCTCGGCCCGAACATTATCATTCGGCCAGTCCCCGGCGGATTCGAGAAACGCTTTCCGAAGCTCCTCTGCGTGAGGCTTCAATTCTCTCGCGGAGTATTTTGCTGCCAACGCCATAAGGCTCGCCCCAGCATCGCCGCGCCAACGTTGTGATAGCAAGGCTGCGAGCTTTGGAAGAGACGCCACGTCACCCGCCGACCAGTAAGCCTCACACGCCGCGTTGAACACAGTTTGTGAGAACTCCGCCTGCTTTGGGGGCGGCGTTAGCGCCGCCATTATTGTCGCGATGTCATCGCCGCTCGGATTCTTGATTGTGCCGAGTGCGTTGATCGCAGCTTCCTTGATCGAGTTAATGTCGATTTGATCGCATTGGAAATTCACGATGGGCTGAAAGCCTTCTGTGGCCCATGTACGCAGCAAGACTGATCGCTCCGGCGTCGCGATTGGACCGCTCCGCCGAATTGCTTCGACCCGGATACGTGCATTTCGCGCGTGTTCGGCTGCTTGCCAGAGCAAGCCGTGAGCAATAGCTGCGCTACTGCTCGCGAGTACATCGGATGCCGTGGCGATAAGATCGTGACCTGGACTTGGCCCCTGGGGATCGACACTAGCCAATAGAGTGGCGGCGATCGGGGCGAAGACTGGCGATTGGATACCGACTGCCTTCTTCAGAATTCCGGCAACGCGATCGCGTGTGAACTCACCGAAATCATGCGGTTCCAGCTTGAACGATACCGATTTTGCCACAACTTGCTCTCCTGAACCACCTCTTGCTTCCGAACGGTTGCTGGCCTGCCTTGCCGAGCCTATTCCGCAATCGCCTTTATCAATGCCTCGCGGGCGTCGTTGTAGAACACTATAGTCACCTTCGTCGCCAGGTCGTCCGAAAGCTCGAACAATTGCTTCCTCGACGAGACGGGCATCAGCACAACCGACGCCCCCTTCTCGACGGCCACTTCCACGATGTCGATGGCGTTGTAGAGCGGGTCGATTGAGCCGCCCAGGTTCAGGCCACCGACAGCGACCAGGCCACCGCGAAGGCTTTTGTTAATGAGGGCGCTGCACATCGCCAGCAGGGCTGCCATGCCCAAGCCACGGCCGGTCTTGCTCGCGTCGTAGGCCCGAAGCTGGATCGAGAATTCATGCTCCCGAGGATTGCGGTCGCCAACCAACTCCCCGGCCCGCGAACAGAGATTGGCCTCAGCGTACTTCACCGATTCCGAAAATGCCTGCGGTGCTGGCCGGTTCAGGATACGCACGCTGCTGCCTGGGCCTTCCGTAACTTCAATCCGGTAGAGCCCTGAGCCCTCGTCCTGCCCGCCGGGACTGATCGCCCAGGCTTGGCCTGGGGGCAGGGGGTCGCGCCCGATATGGTCTTCGCTCTGCAATTCCGGGGTGACGACAAACTTCTCAACCCCATCGTTGCCAATCGTATAGCTGAATTGCGTGTTGCGGAACTCGGCAGTCCCGATTCGCTTCTGTTGTTCCTTGACACGGCGACGAGATTCCATCGCCAGCCGAACTGCCCATTCCAAGTCTTCTTCGGCGATTGGAGCATCCGGGCAGGGATAGATGAGCTTCAGCAGGCCGCTGACCGTCTTGCGCACGGCGTTCTGATCGCGGCCACTGAGGGCACCGCCGAACACGACCCGCCCCTGAAGGGCCGATGACCGGCTGTGGCTTCGCAGCCGGCTCCAGCACTCGCTGAGGAAATCGCTGACCAAACCAAAATGGTCCGTCTTCAGTGGCTCCGCAATCTTCGGCACGTCCCAGCCGGGGAGATAGCAGTGGATACGGTCCATCAGCGCGGTGTCGTTGCGCATTTCCGGCGGCATCGGGCCGAATAGATGGCCAATCCGCTGTTGGTGCTGGACATCTACCTCGAAATTGCCCACCATGACGATCCCGCCGTAGGCCCGGATGCTTTCCTTCCCACGGCTGAACTCCCCCGACTCCATGTAGCCCTTCATAATGTTCACGCCGTCCTTCTGGTCGAAGGACACGCCCGAAACTTCGTCGAAGCACACCACGTCGTACTGGCAAACCAGTCCGCGCTGCCCGTTCGACATATTGACGAACATCCGGGCGACGGTCGCCTTGCCGCCGCTGACCAGATGGGCGTAGGGGGAGATTTGTTGGAAGAGGTGGCTCTTGCCGGTGCCACGCGGGCCAAGCTCGACCATGTTGTAGTTGTTCTCTACGAACGGCACCATTCGCAGGATTAGAACGTCCATGTTCCGTTCGGCCATAGCCTCGGGCTCAAGGCCCACGCTGCGCAGAAGAAAACGTTTCCAGTCGGCGGTGTTGAATCGCTTCCGCCCGCTATAGAGGTCATCCAAAACGTCGCGCTTGCTCAACTGGATCGGCCGAAGGGCCGCGATGGCGAACGGTCTGCCATTCTTCTCCTGGGCAACCAAAGCGTCGTAGGTCAGGTCGATCTCCGCATAGAACCCGCCCGTCAACATCCGCTCGTTGTCCCGGACCAACTTGTCGGGAATACTCACATCCTTCAGTTGCAGGCTGGGCAGGGTCGCCAGATAGCAGTCAGTCTTCGCGTCGAGGCGCGCCGAGATGATGTCGATGATCTTCACGGTGCCCGTTTCACGGGCGCGGGCTTTGAACAGTTCTTCCTCGCCACTGCGAACGGCCCGGTCGCGAAGCTGCCGCTCAACGATGCTCAGCCCTTCTTGGATTTCCTCCTCGTGGACGCTGGCACAGTAGCGACCCAGCAGGAACTCGCAGACGTAAGTGGGCACCGGGTACTGCCGGGCGAACTTCCGCACAAGGTCTTTACGGACGATGTAGCCGTCGAACCCTTCGGCTGCGATCTTATCAAGATGATCCAGTTCCATTGCGGCCTAACCTCCAACCGTAACCAGGTTCTTGTCGATCACACTGCCTGCCGCATCGAGCAATACCAACGTCGTTGCACTCCCTTCCCGCGTATCGTCCTGCACAATCAGGGCGACATTACCGTCCTGGCCCACAGTCTTGGCCCATATTTTCGAGGGGGACGATTCGACAGCCGGATCACACAACAACGAAGTGGATGGGTCTGCTGCCTTGTCCCGCAGGTCGGCTTTGCATCCGTCGAACTGCCCGCTCACTTTGACCCGGCATCGCAGCCCGGCCCACTTCACGCTCTCGATTTTCGCCGTAACCGCCGGTTGCGCGCCCGCGACGACCGAAAGCTGCGGAACCAAGCATTCCTGCAAGCTGAGACCGCCGTGGCTGTACTCTTCGCCGGCCATGAAGCAGTCGATTCCTGGCGGACAGGCGATCCGCACCTTCTCGGCCCAAAACCACGAGAAGCATGGCAGTTCGACGCTGGCCGACTCCTTGACCACGGCGCATCGTCGCCAGCGCGTTTCGGTCAGGTATTTCGGCAGGTCCGTCTTCGGCAGGCCGCCCGGCAGGAGCAGCCAGCCGTGGTCGGTGACAATCCTCACTTCCCGCCAACCCGCGGCCAGTAACGATTCAACACGGTACACCAGGCTGACGATCAGTTCGGGAATCCGCTGGGCCAGCCCGCTACCCTCCTGGTGGCCGGTCGAGTCCAAATTGCCGAACTCGGTCCAGGCGCGGCCGGCGGGGTTGCCCGTCTCGGCTGCCGCCAAGACCTGATAGCCTTCATCCTCCAGCAGCTTTCGGAATCGGTCGGGCGTCAGGTCTTTGCTGCCCGCATCGACGCAGGGCCGAAACTCCTCGCCCGCGTCGGACCCTGTGATCTTGCCAGCGACCGGAGAAACCGCAGGCTTGGCAGTTGGCGTAACCGAAGGCAGAGCGACGAATTGGTGCTGACTCTGGACCTTCCCAATCTTCACTTCCAGCGCGGCGCGGAGTTTTTGGGCCACATCGAACCGCAGGCCATCGGCGAAAAGCACGCAAGTGCCGGCCGGCACGTCGGCCAGACGAGGCACTTTTCGGCCTGGCAAGGGCTGCTGTTTGACTCGCTCTTGAAACAATTCTGCGGCATCTCGCAGCCAGGGAGCATAGACATGCTTGACGGCCCCCAGGACCGCTTCCCGATCCGGCGGCTGCGCCACGGCGGCCAGAGCGTCCAAGACCGCCGCATCGGCTCGCCAGCCTCCCTCCGTGTACGCCTTCACCATTTCTGTCGTGGTCGCGCCGGTCAGCGAAGTTTGGGTGACTTCGGCCAAAGTTGCGAGGTGCTCGGCCGCATGGGCAAGCGGTGAGCGATTGATCTTAGCCCAGACCCATTGCCGCCGTTGGTAATGAGCCTTTTCCAACTCGATCAGCTTCTTGCGGGCTTCCGCCACCGAGGATGCCGCAACCTTCGCCAGGGCTTGTCGTAACGCCGCTTCCTCCGTCTCGTTGTCCTGCGGCCAGGACTCTACTCGTTGCGACGCGAACAAGTCGCCCGGCGTCGGCGTCGGCTTGGCCTTTCGCAAGAGTTCCAGAAGGCCCGCGTACCGAAGTGGGACCGTGGCGAACCGTTTCCAGGCGGTCTTCCAGATCGGCTTCTCTTGCAGGCCAAGCTTTTCGGCTCCAACCAGTTCGCCATCACGGGCCGGGTCGAAGCCATAGTCAGCGATACACCGGCTGCACAGGATTTCCCAGCGGCTCGGCTCCCAGCGGTCGCGTGTGCCTTTTGGATCGCCAAGCCACGAGAGCAGGTCGTCCACCAAGTCGTCGCTCACCAACGAATCGAAATAACTGCTGCCCAGTTCGCCGCTGACCGCCTTGGCTTGAAGTTCCGCGACCGGCACATCGACCAACTTTTCCAGGGACCGGCGAATCGAGGCCGTCGTCGCGTTGTCCCTGGCGATCTTCAGTTGCAGGCCCCCGTGGTTGGTCTGGAGGAATGCGGTGACGGTCCAGTCCTTGCCGTTCACCTGAGACCAAAATACCCCTCGGTACTGAAGCTCGGCAAGCGGCTTGAGTTCTTGGGGGCACTCTTCGGTCGCGCGAATTGTTGCCCGACTGACTCCGGGCAGATAAATTATGGGAACGGAGCCGGACGGGATGCAGGTCTCTGGGATTCTCTCGGCTATGACACATCGCAGCCAAATGGCCGGGCCAGTCCTGTTCGCCTTGTCGTAGGGACCGAATACCAAGAAATACGGCAGCATCATTCGCAGCCGGGGGATCAGTCGTTCCCACTCCCGCCTTTCGTCGGTCCAGAGGATCGCGGCCGGCTGAACCACGTCGTCCTTGTGATAGACGGCGGCGGCCTGGAGCGATGCCAGGATCGCGTCGAAGACCGTGCCACTTGCCAGATTGCTGTTCATTGCGGGGCCTTGCGTGATTCTATTTCAGCCTGCCAGTCCACCATTTTGTCAAAGCCGATTGCGTAGTAGACGACACTTCGGTAAAAGCTGAGTTTCCACATAGTAACGCCTTCTTTGTTTTGCCCAAATCGCCACTCGAAAACATCGTCCCCGAAATCGAATGTGGGCGAGAGGTTTTCTTCGATCAGGTTGATGAGTGGCAACGTCTCGGCACACAGGTGGGCACAGTTCACAATTTGACCATCAGCAGGAAAAGGGTGCTTACGGATCAAGAAGTAAAGGCCCTTTATGATTTTCACAAGGCTGCGGCAGTACCGCTCGCCATCGAGTGGCAACGCCGGGTAATCGCCAAGCCACAATCCGGCAGGAGTCAGTAGCGGCCGAATCTTCATTTGCCGAAGCGCATCGGCGACCCAACCAGGATGCCTTTTGAGACTCCGCAAGACAGGCCCCTGAAAAATCTGCTCCTTCTGTGGGTTGTCAAAGTCGAACGTCATCACAAGCGCGTTTCGGAAATACTCGTCGTCAAGATTCGATCCGGCGTTGCATCGGTCGCAAGCAGGAACCGTCTCTGTGCGAACTGGCAGCGGCCCGGACCAAAGACAGCGCGGAACAAAGTGCTCTCGCGTGACTTCCGAGCGATCTCCGCACAGACCACAGATGCCTTGCGACCGCTTACGGGCCATGCCTACCCGCCTTTCCTGCTTCGTGCCGCCTGCTTTTCAGCGTTGGTTAGGTGAACGTCGTTGACGCGCTCACCAGTAAATTCCTTGCCTTTCCAGAACCACGGGTAGTCGTCCTTGTCCCGCTCCGGTTCCTTGCCGCGGTCCTTCGTCCAGTTGATGTTCGGGTTCTTCCGCAGAATGCCCGCTTTCACAAACGGGCGGATGTTCATTCGCACGCCGTCATTCAGGTCGGGGTTCCAGCCAATGGGTTGCTCATGGAGCGGCTTCCAGCGGACGAAAATGTCGTAGGGCGGCTCTCCGGTAAGGATCAGCTTGAGTTTCTGTTGCAACGTCTGGGCGGCGGCAAGCCGCAAGTCGGCACCGGCCTTGCCGGTCTTTGCATCGCCCGCCTGCTTCTTAATCCAACCCTCAAGGTACGAGTGCGTCAGGTTGTCGAGCGTCTTGTAGTTAAGCTTGTGATAGTTCACCAGGCACGAAAAGCCGTCCTTGCGGCCGTCCCAGATTTGCCAGACGAATGGGCGCTGGTTGAAGCGTTTCCAGTGCTGCTCGAAGAAATCGTTGCGAAGCCATTCGTCAAGTGTTGTGCCCGGCTTGCAGTCGGCGTCGGTCAGCAGGTCGTGCAGAAGCGAGTTCGACCATTTCAGGCCGTATGCCGCGTGCAAGACATCAAGTACCCGTTCGGCGGCGGGAGATTCAGCCCGAACGGCCGGGATGCAGACAATGCCATCGTCGTCGGCAAACCTAAGTAGTTCGTCAGATCGGCTGACTACTTTTCTCGTCCGCGTGCTGAGGCTCATTCCTCCCATCTCATTTCCCTCTGGAAGAGGGCCAAGATGAGGGCGTTCCTCCTCTGGCGGCCAGCAGTAGCCAAGCAATCTCGCGATTACGACTTGCAGTGGAGCGGTGCTGCTCGGGATACAGCCATTGAACAGCCATTGAGTCGGGTCGTTCGATTGTAGCACCGTTGGAAGTTCATCGCCTTTAGCGAGGGCTGTCCATCTTTCCAGGTCAAACGGAACGCTGGCAAAGACCCCTGGCGTTATCAGGTTCTTCGTATCGAGCTTACGGACGTTATCCGAAAACTCTTGAGCGCAAATGTACTTCCACACGGCACCTGCCGTCTTCCAGTCGTTCGGTATGATGGTGACCAAGAGCTTGTTGAAGAACTCACCGCGATAGACGGTCGCGGTAACCGTAGATGAGCCAGCGACAACAAAACCCTCGCGTCCCCAACTGGATTTGCCTCTGATACGAGCCTCTGGAAAATGCGCAAGTTCGCAATCCTCGTCCGGCCATCGCCATACGTATTCCCGACCACTGGCAATTCCGTTGTCCGGCGCAGACAAGAGCAACTTCCATTGATTCTCGAAGTCACTGACTTCCCAGAAGCATCGCACGAACTTCGGATCATCCCCGGTGGATGAACCCTGGAGAATCGAACAGTAAGTGCCCAGTCGTGGAAGATCATGCTCATACTCGGAGAACACAAAGCGGGCAGAAGGATTCTTTCGTATGTTGCCTTGCGGAGCGATTTGCAGTGGAATCCTCCGCACTTGATTGGCCTTCTCCTGTGCGTCTATAGCGTCAGATACATCGACGGCACCCACGGTATGCCGGTCGTCCGGCCTAGCATTACAGAGAACGACCAGGGTGACGTTGACCACTTCGCCCGAGATTGTCTCAAAAGCACGCGGTCCAAGCCTTGCCACCAACATCCATTGCCGTGATGCAACCAAACTTAGACGAAGTTTTTCATACGTTTTCAAGGAAAGCCAACCGCTGGGACTCACAATCGCCGCACTTCCTCCGGTTGCTGTTAGAGCGAGGCAGCGTTCCAGGAACACCGTTGCCAAGTCCCACATCGAATGAGAGTATAGACGCTTGCTGTAATCCTTTAAGGTCTGGCCTTGCTTGCCGCGCCCCAAATACGGCACGTTGGTAACAACCAGCGTGTATTCCCCAGCGAGCAGTTCGGCCGCCTTGACCATGCCGGCGGCGGCAACGGCTCGCTCGTGCGCATCGTCATCAGTGTACTCAGCCGTCAGCGCGGCGGCTAAATAGGGCTGCAACGTCTCGTAATCAGCGCTGATTAGGTCGGCTGACAATTGGTTCGGATCAATGAGTGATCCAAGCGTCGGGGCGTCAGAGAACAGAGCGTGCAAATTCCGCAGACCGTTCAGGATCGGCTCGCGCGACAGCACCGACATAGGCTTGCCCGATTGCTCAGCCAACCTCAGCCATTCGTCCTCAGTAGCTTGCGGGCCAATACCCGCGCAGGCGATGTTCAGCGACGGCAATTCGCGGTAGCCAAGCGGCTGGCCGTCCTCGGCGGGATACTTCCATGCCGCCACGGCTAGGGCAAATGCCGCAATCTGCGTACAGCGGGGATCGAGTTCGAGGCCAAAGAGATTCTCGCGCAGCACCGCATCGCAGGCTCCCCGTGCCGTCAGTCCGTCGTCGCGCATCCGCAACGGCACCAACAGATTGAAGGCCGCCACCAGGAAATGCCCGCTGCCGCAGCAGGGGTCTAGCAATCTGAACTCGTTAAGCGTCTTCGGCCAGCCGTCGAAGGTGCCCGCGGCCAGCGTACCGTCGTCCCGCCATCGCAAATAGGGCACCTCAACCGGGGCCTTGTCGGCGGGAATGCCTGCTCCACCGGAAGGCCCTTTGATTTCATGCCGGGCACACCACCAGGCCCCGATGGTATTGTGCAAGAGGAACTGCACCATGTAGTCTTCGGTGAATAGCTGCGTCACCGCGGGCAGTGTCCGCCCGTCGATCGCCTGGCCGCTGTCGTTTACCTGTTTCTTCTTCTTGCTTTGCCAGAACTGGTAGACCCAGCCCAGGCTGTCGTCGGCCAAGAAGGTTTCTCTAGGCAGCGCTGCGAGAAGCTTCTCCAAAGCCAGGCGATGCTCGGGTGCAAACTCGATCTCCAACAGCACGTCATCGGTACGGAAGACCTGCGGCAACATCGTGCTGGCGTAGCGGGCCGCCAGCGCAAAGCCATCGGTCGCCTCTTCCGACTTGGCCAGTTCCTCGCATTCCTCCAAGCTGACGGCCACGCCGTTCGGGTGCATGAGCAATTGGTTCTCGGCCAGGAAGCGGGCAAACAGCATTCGGTGCCAGTATTCGTAAGCAAGTTCCTGGCTCAGTTGCTCGATGCCCTGGGTCTTATTGGCCTGTCGAACATCGCCGGCCTGGCGACCGCGGGCTCGTAATCGGTTCCGTAGTGCCCTTTCCACGGCCGTAAAATGTGGGTGCGGCTCGGCGGCATCGACGGCCCGCTTCTGCAAGGCCGACCGCGCCGCTTCTTCAGCCTTCTCGCGGGCCTTCTGGCAAACGCAGTCGAGTTGGGATCGCAATTTGGAGTCGAGTGCGGACATGCCTTGCCTCTACACAATAACTGGGCCGTCTTTCAGCTTCTCACGGATTTTCCCTTCCGCCGAAGTCAGCCACGCCTTGAGGTCATCGTCATTCTTGATCGTGGCACCCGGCAACGTGACTGGCTGAGCCTTCGGCTCCAACAGCTTCGCCGCGGCATTTAGGGCCTTGCCGAAGCGAGTTGGCAACGCATCGCTGAGTGCCCTGAGTTCGCTCAGCTTGGTTTGCCGGAGAGTATTGAGAATCTCCTCCGGCGTGCCCACGGAAATCACGGGCACTTGGCGAACGCTGTATTCAGAGAGCAACTCGTAACGCTGCTCCGGGGTTAGCCTCTGCCAGGTGGTCGAAGCATCGAGACTGCTGAGCCCGTTTTCGTGACTGGTCACGCAGGCGGCGTGGGCCTGGTTGATGGCTTCCCGCAGGGCAGCAGCCAACTTCTCCACGAGGCCCGGCACCGGATCGGGGGCGGACAGCAAACAACGGTTCTGTTCGATGGCCGTTACTTCGGGTTGGACCTCGGCAGCAACCGGCAAATCGACCGCATGGTCGATTAGCGCCGTGAGTTGCTTCCACCGGGGTTGTCGCTGAGCAATGCTTTCCGCCTGCTTCTGCCAGTCAGCAATTTCCTTTTCCAGCCGGGCCTTCTGCTCGTGGATCGCCTTCAACTGGTCGTTGCCGACGCGATTGGCCAAGTCGGTCAGATGGGTCGTGGCGGGCGGCTTGGGAAGCGGGGCATCGCCCCCGGCCTCTCCAGCGAGTTTTGATAACCTGTCAAGGAACTTCGGGGCATCGACCGACTCTTGATTCGGAGATGTGTTCAAGCCCACCTTCTTGAACAGCCCGCGCAACGCGATCAATTGGACCTTGGTAAGCGTGATCGTCTCGACGCGGAACTCGATCGTGGTGATGTTCTTCTGGTCGAGTTTTCCCTTGGCGATCATCTCGCCGCTGCTACGGGCCTGCACTTGGCCGCCGGTGTGGAGCACGATTAGCGCTGCGTCGATGGCGTCTTGGGGCCAGCCATACGGCGGAATGCCGAAGTTCTTGCGGATTTCGGTCCCTTTCTTCCCGGAACCGACGAAATCGAGGATCGCCTTGCACACGGGATGGGTTTCGGGGTCGCCTTTGTGGCCGACCGCAGCCATCGCATCGCCATCGCCCTTTTCCGCCCGCTTGATGACCTTGGGCCATTCCGGCGAATCGGCCAGATGGAATTGGCGGTAAAGCCGGTCGAGGCACGCCTTGGCGGCGTCTTCGACCTTGGAGGTGAGCAACATGCCGTTGACCAACTCCCCGCCCGCCAGGTAGATCGAGGTTTCGTCAAGCAAGTCAAAAATCAGACTGTCGCGGAGTTGTTGGGCCTGGGTCAGGCGGGTATCCATCGACTTCTTCGCGTCGATTCCTTCGTTGCTGCTTGGTGTTCCCTTGGTTTCCAGGGTCTTTTCGGCCGCGTAGTAGGTGGCAATCGCCTGTTTGATCTCTTCAGCGTGGTTCCGTGGTATGAAGCCGTAGACGACCGCCGCGGAGTCGCCAGCCGTTCGAGCATCGTTGAGCACTGTCTTCTCTTCGACTTCCCATCCGTCGCGAATCCAGACGGGAATCTCACTGCCGTCTGACGAAGGGGCATCTGGCCCGAAGTGCAAAGCGAATCGGCGCGCTTCCTTGCTGGCACCGTGAGTGAGCTTCGACTTCTTGAGAACCTCGCTGCAATGCGTGTTGAGGAGTTGCGACCGCTCGCTGGCCAGTTTGCCCGCTTCTGCCAGGAGCTTGTTGCGCGCCTCTTGAAACGCCTGGTTCCACTCGGCCCCTTCCCGCGTCTGCATCAGGTACTCTTCGCCAACCGGCATGATTGCCCCGGAAGCGACCAGCTTCGCCAGCAATTCCGGCACCTGCTTGCGCAGGTCGGCACTGGTGGAATTGAGATCGGTGACGAGCAGGTCGGCCAGCGTCTCGGCGTTGGCCCGAATACCGGCGTCAGCAGGCTCTCCCTTGTGCGGCAGTTGGCCGATCAGGAAGATCAGGGCGCAAAGCTGGTAGCGAAGTTCGCCGTCGTCTTCCTTCTTTTGACGGGCAATCGTTTCGGAGATTTCTTGAAGCAGAACGCCCGACTGGAGCACGCGCGGATTGATGTGCTCGAACAGGAAGGCACCGCCGACAACATTTCCGAGCGGCAGGTCCGCAGTCTTCTGCATGGCATCGAAGACGATCCAAAGTTGGGTGCGAAGCTGAGCACCCGTACCGGCCTTGTCCACCGCGCGCAGCACGCGCTCCCAGAAACGACGCCGAACGGGCAAGATCGGGTAGTCCTGCACGAGCAACTGACGGTCGCGCGTGGTGAAGGCGATCTTCGTGCTCGACAACTGCCGTTCAATTTCCCCGCTGTGATCCTCCAGCATTTTCTTGATCGCCGCTTCGGCGGACGGCTTCTTCTTGAGAACCACTTCGCGAGTGACCTGCTCAACGTCGGTGTCCTGCAATTCGACGGTGACGGGAAAGTCGCCTTGGAGCTTCTGGAGAAGCGGCATTCCGGTCAAAGCATCCTGGCCCGTCGCGACGACGATGACCGGCGCGCCAAGCTGCGACGTGAACTGGCGTTGGAGCAGGTCGATCTCGAAGGCCCGCTCCACGCTCTCGCCGATGTACTGCTGCACTTCGTCAAGCACGATCAGTGTGCAAGGCATTTTGCCATTGCGCAGGAGGGCTTGCCGGGCCTTAGCGACCATCTCCTCGATCGAGATGTCGGTCTTCTCGGGGAACTGCTTTTCCAGCAGCAGCTTCACCTCGGCAGGCTTGCCGGCAAAGTCGGGGCGGGCCGCCAGGATGGCCTTCGCCATCGAGTCGGAGACGTAGAGGTTTGCAAGCTCAAAGTCGAAGTCGCGTTTCGCGGCGGAGATATGCTTCCGCACCGGGTCTTCCAATCCCTCATGCCGCAGCCAGATGACGAAGCTGGCACGGGCGTAGTCGTCCGGCAGCCCTACCGACCGAAAGATGATGCCGAGCACTTCCAGGCGAACGTTGTTTCCGGCCCCGGCACCCAGCGTTCCCGCAGCGGCATGAAGCCCGCCCTGGCGCTTGGCATGGGTGGACAATTCCTTGAACAAATCGCGGACGGCGGTGGGCAACTTGGCGAGGCCGCGTGCTTTGGCACCGTCGGGGAACTCAAAGTCGATCCACAGATGTTGCAGCATCTTGACCAGATGGCTCTTGCCGGAACCGAAGAAGCCGCTGACCCAGACCCCCGGTTGCTCCGACTTGCCTAATTGTCCCAGGTAGGTGCTGAGAATCCTGACCAACCCTTCGGCGTATTGTCCGTCGCAAACGAACTTGGTTAGCTCGAAGCGAAGCGTTTCGAGCCAGCGGGCTTTTCCCTCGGGATCGGCTTCCGGGGTATTGACCTTGGCGACACCCTGGTTCAACAGGGTGTTCGTGCGAGGGTCTTCGTTGTAGACTTCGCGGTTGTTCATTTGCGAATCTCTCCTTCACTGGCAGTGATCGGGACTGCGTGGTAGTTCCAGCCGTCGCGCGCGTCGAGCAGGCGGTAGTTGTCTTGTTCGTAGACCCCTGGAAAGAACACCAGGAGCCTGCCCCGGATGGCATTTTCGCACATGGGCAGGATTTCGGAAATGCGGAGAAAACCAAACAGCGAAGCCACGCCGTAGACGGCAACCACCGTGTCATCAGCGGGCTGGACGGTCTGGAGCGTGTGAGTCAGTTGGCCGGCAACCGCCTTCTTGAGCGCCGCCATCGGGGCGGTTCCGAAACGAGTTGGGGACTCGAAGTAGCTTTCGGCGTAATCCGAATACGGCGGACTGCACAACCAATCGGCGAAGGCGTTGGTGAAATCGACGACGTGCCAGTGGCGGCCGACGTGTTCGGTGGCTTCCTTGAAGAGTCCAAGACGTAGCCGGAGCTTCCGCTCGTCTTCCTTGTCGTAAACCGCCAGCCAGACGCGCTGCGCCCCGGCGACATTGCGGTCCCACGGCAGGCCGCAGATGCGTTGGTAGTTCTTTCGGAGTTGGTCAATCCGGCTCATAGGCGGCCTTCTCCTCGTGCGGTTTCAGCAAACCTGGAAAAGCAATTTCTACCACGCTGCCAACACCCTTGTACCGCAACCAACCCTGCTTGGACGCCTCGTGGGTCAACTCGGTGATTTCGGCCGGGGAACGATCCAAGAGACGACTCCAAGGGGAATCCAGTAGCAGCTTGCCCCGGAGGCCGCAAAGCTGCCCAAGCAAGGCGGCATAACTGAGGACAACCGGGGTGACATTCGGCTTAACGCGGATCTTCTTTACCTTGCCGCGAAGGTAGCCGGCTTGCGTCCAGGAAGAGGCGAGGTTCTGGGCCGTGGAGTGGAGCGTCGTCGGCCGAAACCGGCTCGGGTACTGCCGAGCCAGATGTTCGCCTATCGCATCAGCCGTGACGATCTCATTCGGCTTAATGCCCATGACGAACGGTGTCGCCTCCCGCAACAGGGCATCGCGGGCCGACGCCAGGAGGAAAGCGAGCATGGGCTGGCTGGAAGGATCGGCAGGCCAGAAGTGGCGCAGCAGACGAAAGAGCGTACAGCCGGGATCGAGGGCGTAGAGTTCGGCCAACCGCTTGGCGGAGCGCTCTCGCGTCGTTCGCGTAGGCTTGCCCAGTACGTTGTCGTCAATGATCGCTTGCGGGTAGGTGGCCGCTGAGGCATCGGCCGTGACGTGATTCAGCACGAGCACGAGTTCCTGGAGCATCATAGTGCGGCTGGTGTGGGCACTGGCCGCACCAGACCGAAAGCCGAGGGATTCAGGGAATGTAGTCGGCGTCCTCATTTCGTACTTCCAGCCAATAGACCAGTTTCAATGGCTTTCGCCCTCAGTCGCAACCCGCGTCCACGCCCCCACCCAGACTTCGCAGCCAAGAGAACCGCCACGTATTCGTGATTCAGTCGGCCCATTACAGAAACCCCTTGACGGCCTCATAGAACTTCTGCCAATCCACGTTATCCAAGCTTTCTTTCTTAGTGCTGCTACGACGGGCGATGATCTGCTGCTGCATTTCGAGCAACGTCAACGCCTGTCGGAACGAGATGCCTGCCTGGGCGGCGAACGCCGCCAGCGCAGCGGGAACCTGCACTTCGCTCGGAGGCTCGATCTCGCCCTCCTTGCCCGTCATCAAGTAGTCAAGGCTGAGGCTCAAAGCGCGGGCGATGTCATAGAGTGTATCCGCCCCGACATTCCGTTTCCCGTTCTCCAGGTCGGACAAGAAGCTCTTGCTGATCCCGGCCTTCTGGGCGAGCACATCCTGGGTCCAGCCGAGTTCGTTGCGCCGTTTCCTGATTCGTTCCCCAACGGGCGGCATCGGATTACCCTCTGCTTGAACGCGCGTGCGAGACAAAAACCACGACACCGTCGTGACCGCCTGCGAAACATGCCCGGCGGACATTTTTGCCTATTTGCCCCATAGTCCCTGACTCGTAAACCGTTATACTACAGCAACTTACTCGAATGGCGTTTGGTTGGGTAGCCGGAGCAGGATATTGCCGACAAAGGCGAGCCATCAAGCGCCCCCCCAGCATACCATCGTTCTGCGAAAGTACAAGCCAGGAGGTTCATTGACTTCTTCTATAGCGAACTGTACGCTGGTGGAAACACGACGGTTTCGGCTTGGATGCCACACGACGCTCGTTAGGGAATTGGGAGTAGGTGAATCAAGAAGGTGAACCTACTCCGACAATTCCAGATACGTCGGCTCGACCGGCCCCCGGCGCAAGCCGGGAAGCCCGCGAGGTCTTGCCGGAGTAGCTAGCTGGCCGATACCAGATTCGGAGCATTGTCGTTCCAGGCGGGGATTCGACCTGCGGCAGGTCGTCATACCGCCCGATCGTGTGCAATTACTCCCATCATAAGTGGCATCCATTCTTTAAGGTGGGAAGGCAGGCCCTTCCCGCGCCGGTATTCGCCGTCGGTGATTTATGGCAGAATCATTGGTTGGAATCGACTTGTTCGCCGGCGCGGGCGGCATGAGCCTCGGCGCGGTGCTGGCCGGAATCGAAGTAGTGTTGGCCGTCGAATTGGACCCTTGGGCAGCGCGGACGTACCATACAAATCACCCGGATACCGAGATTTACGAGGAGGACATTCGATCGCTGTCGTCGCGGAGGCTGAAAAGTATTCCGAAAGGTCGCAAGACAGTGGTGTTTGGTGGCCCCCCATGCCAGGGGTTTTCCTACTCGAATGTTCGTACTCGATCATCCGAAAACCCCGAGAATTGGCTCTACCTTGAATTCCTTCGAGTGGTCGAAGCACTTTCACCAGAATGGGTCGTCTTTGAGAACGTCTGCGGAATCGTGAACACCGCCGGGGGCTTATTCGTGAAGGAAGTGATTGACCGCCTCTCGCCGCACTACACGCTGTCGTATGGACTATTGAACGCAATGCACCACGGGGTTCCGCAAAACCGCGCTCGCTTCTTTCTGATCGGCTCCCGCAACGGAATTCGATTCCGTATGCCGCGGTCGTCCCGGTCGGAGCCGGTGACTGTCCGCGAAGCAATAGGCGATCTTCCGAAGCTGTCAAACGGTGCAGCGCTTTCATGGATGCCATATCGGACTCCCCCCGCATCGCACTACGCTCGCGGAATGCGGGGCCGCCAAGAACGGTCGCCCAACCATCTTGTGACCAGGAATGCCGACAACATCGTCAAACGGTATTCCCACGTTCCCCAAGGAGGCAACTGGGAAGACATTCCGGCGAGAATGATGCGGAACTACGCGGATCGCTCTCGATGTCACACGGGAATCTACCACCGGCTGTGTTTCGACGCGCCTTCGGTCGTCATCGGCAATTTCCGAAAGAATATGCTCATTCATCCCGAGCAAGATCGCGGGCTCTCGGTGCGCGAAGCCGCCCGCATCCAGTCCTTTCCCGACTCTTACGAGTTCCAAGGCTCCATCGGCTTTCAGCAGCAGCAGGTGGGAAACGCTGTACCACCACTACTTGCGCGAGCGGTTTTCAAGGCTGTGCTCGATCAACACCAGGGCGCTCGCAATGCCTAACACGAAGAATCCGAAGAGCCGACTCGCTCAGTATTTGGCGCAACACGCGGGCCACGACAGCTTTCCCGACCAACACCAAGACTATTTCACGCGGTTCGTGGCAATCAACGAGTTTCTCAACGACAAAGTGCATCCGGCCGCGAATGTCGGCCCAGGTGCGAGAGAACCGATTTGGCTCACAGACCACGGCCCAAACCACGTTGCCCATGTGATCGACCGAGCATCTGATCTTCTGTTTTCTCCTGGGTGCGCGCTGACTCCATACGAAGCGTACATTCTCCTTCTGGCCATTCATTTTCACGATGTTGGCAATATCTTTGGCCGGGACGAGCACGAGCGAAGAATACTGGAGCAGCTATTTGTGCCTGAAGTTGTAGCGTTGCTAGGGCCAGACGCCGCCGAGAGGCGCATGGTGGGCCATATTGCACAAGCACACGGCGGTTACGCCGATCTTGCTCGTGAGGACAAGGACACTATTGGGAAACTCAAATACGACCGGCCGCGGCACCTTGGTCGGGGTAGCGTCAGGGTAAAGACCCTTGCTGCCATCCTCCGATTCGCCGACGAATTGGCCGACGATCACACTCGAACCAACCGATTCGTTCAAGCGGCAGTTGCAGAGCTACAGCCCGGCAGCGAGGTATACCACATCTACGCAGATCGGCTTCGCCGGGTCGAGGTGGACCTCGATTCGCGGACTATTCGCCTGCACTTTGAGGTCAACCCGGAAGTAATATCACGGACGCACGGAAAGCATGACGACGGCGTGGAGTTCATCGACGAGGTGTTCTCAAGGACTTTCAAGGTCTATCAGGAATGCCTCTATTGTTCTCGCTTTATGATACCGTATGTCCTATTGGAACAAATCCACGTAGTAATCGACGTTTGCTCTGGCGACTACTCGCAGGTCTTGGGAAAGCTGGAATACATCATGGCGCAGGACGGGTATCCCTCTATTCCAGCCGATATACGGTTAGTGTGTCCGGTCCTGGCCGGCGTTAATGGAGATTGGCTGAGAGCCCAAGTTGCCGACTTAAGCCCGCCTCCGGTTCCTGACGGCTACGGCGAGCCGCGCGATCTCTTGTCATTGTTGCGGACAGGCACGTCCCCTATCGAACCCACCCGCGATCCTGGTGCAAGACGGTCGGGACTCGCTGCATTCTTTGGTAGATTCATTGGGGGATAAACGTGCCTACAGCAATGCCTAGTCCCGGTGGAAATCCTTTCAAGGTGTTCACCCCGGAGGGAATGAGCGCGGCCGACACGAACGACTTGTTCGTTCCTGTACCCGACTTTAACAAGATAAAAGACCCTGGCCACACGATGCTGCATGGTCCGCGCGGCTCCGGCAAGAGCATGATCTTCCGGCATCTCCTGCCCGATTGTCAATGCCTGCAACTCGGGGTGACGCTGGACAAGCTGCCTTTCTTTGCAGCGCTTGTCTCCATCAAGAACACCAGTCCGAACTTGACCGAGTTCCATCGGCTCGATGATGCTCAGGCGAAACTCATCCTCAACGAACATATACTCACTGTGTTTGTCGCGTCGAACGTGTTTCGCTGGCTCGCCCTTTCTGCGCCCACCCAAGAGCCAGGTCAGGCGCAACAAGCCGCGACTTTTGTGCGGGAATCCTTTGTGCCCCGCCTGAAATACTGTGGGTGGGCCGGTTCTGAACCCGTCACTCCCGAAACATCGGCGCAGGCGGTCTTTGACAACTGCCGTGAAGTCTGCGATACGATGTACCGCAGTGTCAACATCTACGCGAAGAGCCTGTCCTTTCCAGGCCGAAGTGCTTCGGCATACGAAGGGCCGCTCTGTGATTACCTGGGGTTTCTTTATCCGCTTCTCAACGATCTTCGCCGACTTTCTTTCATGCCGAGCGGGCCGGTCTACCTTCTCATTGATGATGCCGACTACTTGAGCCACACGCAGACCAGAATCCTCAATTCATGGGTGGCCACCCGCACGCAACAGGACGTAAGTATCAAAATCTCGACGCAATTGTCCTACAAGACGTTCTCAACGGTGGCTGGTATGCCTATTCAGACGCCCCATGACTACCAGGAGATCAGCATCGCTGACATATACACGTCGCGGCGCAGCAAGTATCCAGAAAGAATTGAACAGATCGTTGCCAAGCGGCTGATAAAGGCAGGAATCGCGGTCAGCCCGCGTGATTTCTTCCGTCCAGACGACGGCCAGGAGGAGGCAATACGGCAGATTGGAGACGAGATACGCAACAACTGGCCGCAGTCAGGGCGAGGGTTCCGCGCAGATGACGATGTGACACGGTACGCGAGGCCGGAGTACATCAAGCGGCTGGGCGGCTCGGCGAAGCAAACCAGCAAATACAACTATGCCGGCTTCGACCAGCTTGTCCACATTTCCTCCGGCCTTGTCAGGTACTTCCTTGAGCCGGCCGCGCAGATGTTCGACGAGGAGATCCTGGCCAACGGCGGTAGCGCCCCTGGGAGCATTCGCCCAAGCATCCAGGACGACATCATCCGGCGAGAGGCGGAGAATCTGATTTTCACCGAGTTCGACAAAATCGCCAAGGAGGGCGAGGAGCAGTTGGCTGTCAATGAGGAAGAGGGGCAGTCGCCCGAAGCGCCTGCTGATACCGCCGAAAATAAGCGGCCCATTGAGAAGCTGCGGAATCTGGTGCGGACCCTGGGAAACACGTTCTATCAAAAGCTCGTTTCCGACGATTCAGAGCGGCGTGTCTTTTCAGTTGCGATTTCGGGTATGCCCGATCCCGAAGTCGTCGAGGTGTTCGAGTTGGGTGTTCGTTACGGGTATTTTCATCGGTCTTCCATCGGCAACAAAGACGGCACCGGACGGACGAGGCTGTACGTACTGACTAGGCGTCTCGCGCCGCATTTCAACCTTGATCCTTCGAGCTTCGCCGGCTATTTGTGGGTGACGAACGAGGTGCTGCTTGAGGGCATGGCCAACCCCGACCGGCTTCTGCGGAAGATGAAAAAGGCCGGCGTGTCAGGACTGCTTGAGCCCTCGCAAAAGGCGCTGTTTGATTGATTCCAGGTACTTACAATGACCGCGTGGCACGGAAATCATACTGAAATTAAAGACAAATTGGCTGGCAAGCCAATTGATGTCTTCATCTGCTCGGCAAGCTACGAGTCTCGCTGCATCTCTGTGGCGTCGAGCATCGACCGATCTTCGGTGGCGGCTGCGGTGGTGGCGATGAACGACAGCTACCGCGAGGCGATGCAATCACAATTCATGCAATTGTGCGGCCTGTTTTCCGACAAGTGCAAGCGACTCCACCTCAGCAGCGACAATCCGATACGGTCGGCCGACCACATGGCCGAGGTAATTGGCGGTCTGCTCAGGGTTGATTCCGCGCAGCGCATTCTTGTGGATATAACGACTCTGACGAGGGAGTCGCTGCTTATGCTCATGCGATTCCTACAGTCCAACGTAGCGGCCGGGAGCACAGTCGAGTTCGTCTACAACCGAGCCAAGGAGTACTCCGTAGGAGACCCTACCAGAGACAAATGGCTGTCAAGAGGGATACGGGACGTGCGTTCCGTCTTGGGCTTTCCTGGGGAGCTACGTCCGTCCCGAAGGACTCATCTGATTCTGTTGGTGGGGTTCGAGGACGAGCGCGCTCTAAGTTTGATCCGGCAATGCGAGCCATTCCGTGTGTCGCTTGGTCTGGCCGATGAAACTGAGCCGGCAACTCAACCGCACCAGGCAACAAATGTCGCTCGGTTCTCTCGTCTGAAGAGCATTCTTGACAGAGTGGAAGAGTTTCAGTTCAAGGGATACGATGCCGAGGCAACGGCTGGCATTTTGCAAGAGCAGATTGCAAAGGCACCGGACCTCAACACGATCATTGCCCCCATGAACACCAAAATCTCCACGGTGGGAGCGGCTAGTCTTGCTCTGCGGGATGCAGCGATTCAACTCTGCTACGCGCAGCCCAACACCTACAACTTCCCGAACTACTCCGCACCCGACGATGACTACTACCTTTTCCAATTGCCCGCATTCCCATAATGGACGAGACCAAGACACTACAGCACTCGCGAATCACGGTTCCGGCGCTGGATGCCCTTCTGGGCGAGCGACTCCAAGTGCTCGATGATGGTTTTGTGCGCGTTGTCGATTACATGGGCTCGGACGAGGCGATTGTCCAGGCGGCAAGGATTTCGTATGGGGCAGGGACCAAGCTGGTCAGCGAGGACCGGGGGCTGATCCGCTATCTTATGCGGCATCGGCACACGACTCCCTTCGAGATGTGCGAGATCAAGCTGCACGTCCGCGTTCCGATGGACTGCTGGAGACAGTGGATACGCCACCGGACTGCGAACGTGAACGAGTATTCAACACGCTACTCGGAAGCCATCGACGCGGCGCAAAGGACGCCGCCCGGCGAGTGGCGCGAGCAGTCCGCGTCGAACCGACAGGGCAGCGGGGCGTTTATCGACGCCAAGGCGGGAGCCATCCTCTCCCAGGACGAGGAGGAGCTTCAATCGCAGGCAAGGCGAGTCTACGAGAAGCGTCTGGAAATGGGAGTAGCGCGGGAGCAGGCCAGAAAAGACCTTCCCCTTTCGACTTACACCGAGGCATATTGGAAAATTGACCTGCACAACCTTCTGCATTTTCTCTCGTTGCGGCTGGACGACCACGCGCAGGTTGAAATTCGGAGCTATGCCAGGGTGATTGGGTACGATATTGTCAGCAAGTGGTGTCCCGTCGCCTGGGAGGCGTTCCTCGATTACGGTCTTCAGTCTCAAGCATTTTCGCGCCTTGAAATGGCAATCCTCCGGGAGATCAGCGGGAATCGTGTTTCATCTGCCAGGCAACTCGCTGAGAGCTACGGATGGCTTGGCGCTGGCCCGGAAGGGCTGAAACATAGCCGCGAACGGGAAGAATTTCGGATGAAACTGGTTGATCTTGGCCTGCCAGTTCCGTGGGACGAACCTCATTCCTAATAGCCGTGCAGGTTTCGGTGGTCGATAATCTTTCTGCCGAGCAGCGCAGTTATTGCATGTCCCGTATCCGCGGCAGGGACACGTCGCCCGAAATGACCGTGCGGCGACTGATCCACCGTTTAGGTTTTCGGTTCCGACTGCATTGTCGTGAACTGCCCGGATGCCCGGATATAGTCTTGCCCCGACATCGGAAAGTGGTATTCGTACACGGCTGCTTTTGGCACTCGCACCGATGTCGCATGGGGCGCGTAGTGCCCAAATCGAACCAGCATTATTGGGCGGAGAAGCTACTAAAGAACAGGGTGCGCGATCGCCAGAATGTCAGAAGCCTGCGCCGTCATGGCTGGTCGGTTTTCACTGTCTGGGAGTGCTGGACGCGCACTCCTAATCTGCTTGAGCGCCGGCTGCTGGCATTTCTTATGGGTTAGCCATTGGCCCACGGGTGAGGCGTCTGCCCATCCGATTCCTAAGACCACAAGGCCCTTCGGCACGGAGCCGATGGGCTTCCGTGAATGTCGAATCGAGAAGGTTTCGACGCACACTTAATTAGCCGTCAAGATGCAGGGGTTCCGAAGAGATTTCCAAGGTGACTTCACGGTCGAACACGCCGGGGCTACTGGTAGAACTGGTGCGAGGACATCCCTTGGCGATCCGCCTGGGACGTGAGCAGCTTAAAGACCTTGCAATCCGCGAAGTCCACCAGCTTGCAGCGGGTGACGTGGACGCCGAATTGCCGCAACTCCCGGCGCGTCTCTTTGGTGAGCGTCTTCGTCAGGCTCTCGTCCCTGATCCCCGCCATGATCTCATCGTAGTCGTGCGTGGCGACCACGCGGACCACGGCCGATTGCGTCAAGTCGTTGATCGTGGTGTCGCAATCCCAATTCAACTTGCCGATGGCACGCACGGGGTCGGGAATCTTGTAGACCACCAGCGTCTTGACCACCACCTTCTTGCCGTCCTTCGTAACCATCACCTGGTCCGGGATGGCGAGGGTCTGGCGGGCCGTCACGATCACTTCCACCTCGGTGGTGAGCGGCCACCAAAGGTGCAAGCCGGGGGCGAGCAGGCGGATGTGCTTCCCGCGCACCCATTTTACCCCACCATGCGTGGCGCGGATGATGAGGATGTGCGGAATGAACTTGTAGAACGTCTCGAAGAGTTGGCCGAGCCAAGCAAACGCGCTTTCCATCGTTCACCTCCTTCAAGAAAGACAAATGCCCAGGTGGTGGAGACCACCTGGGCATTTTGTACAGACGCACTTGCCGCACTTGCCTATTTGGACCGACCCTTGTGGTGGAACGTGGCCAGGGTCTTCGCCAGGTTGATCTCCCGCTTGGTCTTGGCTGAAACTCCCTTGGGCGGGTGCGCCTCGAAGGCCGCCAGCGACTTGCCGGCCGCCTTCGCCTTCGCGGTCAATGCGCCGGGGTGTTGAATCGCCCCAGCAATCCACTTCTTTGCCATTGCACGGCTCCTTTCAAGTTGCGTGTTTATGGACAAACCTTCGTAACGGACAAATCGTAGACGTAAGCATCCATGTCGAACGCGCCGAGCCAGAACGTCTCGTAGTAGCGGCCGGCTGCATAGTCGTAGTAGTACCCCGTCCCTATCGGCTGATCGTAGTAGTTCGTCGATCCGGTCGTGGTGCCGCTGG